ATTTCCTAGTTGTACAATGGTACTTTTGTGAGTTGGATATTCGTTTCCATCTTCATCAGTTGCAGTTCCAAGAGCATCAATTTTACTTTGTGCTTGTTCTCTTGAATCAAATTCGTATTTTGCTATTCTCATTACTTATTTATTTTAACTTTTGGTTATAACTATTAGTTATTATATTATTTACTCTTGTTATTATTATAGGTGTAATTATTACTCTTAACTTGTTAATGCTTGTAATTCGCTATTTGATAATCTTGTGTTGTAAAGTTTAGTTTCTTTTATTTGGTTTGATGCAGTAACAATAGTACCTCTATCAGAAGCTATTGCTATTTGATTCATTGGAGGAACGGTAGCACTTGTATCTGTTTCTAATAAAGAACCATTTAAGTATATTGCGTAATTATTATTAGCATATCCTATCGCAATTTTTGCGTTACTCTCTACATTAACAGTTGATGTATAATTTACTTGTACTGAATAGTTATTTACAATTAAAACTTTCAATTTACTACTTGCATCAGTATAGACAAAAAACCTATGTTGTGAAGAACCTTGACCACACTCAAACAAAGCTATTGATGGTGTTATTTTTTTACCTATTTCAATAAACATAGTCCCCTCTGTTTGTCCTATAATACCACTTGGAGGAGTTTGACTACAAACATCAGCCAACCTTGTTACAGCACTACCTTGTGTTGGTATGTAAGATGTAGCGTAGCTTCCTTGTTCTAATTGAGGTGCAAATATTTCAATATCTCTTGCAGTTGTAGAAGAATATGTATTTATAGTTAATCTACTTGTAGATGAAGAACTACCTGTTTGAACTAATTTCTGCCATTCTCCATTTAAAGTAAAAACACCCTCGTTACCATTACTACCAAACTTTATTGTTTTACCTACTGAACCTTTAATCCATATTGAACAAGTTGGTATAATTGTTACAGATGGAAAAATATTTCTAAACTCTTTTGAATAACCTGTAAATTGTATTCTTGTAGATTTCAATTCAGAACCATTAAACGGTGTTGTTCCGTAATTTTGCGTTATAATACTATCACTATCTCCTGACCACCCATTTAAACCCCTAATTATACCTTCTGTTTCAGAATATAAAACATAGTTTGTCCTACTCGGCTCTAATAACAAAGCACCTTTACTATCATCTTTATAATCTATTCTTGGTTGTCCACTACCTACAGTTTCAATTAAACCATCTTTATTTATAACAGTAGCACTTGAACCTCTTTCAAAGTTAAAAGGTAAAGGCTTGTAGTTGTAGTTCTCATCATTATAAGCAAGTATAGTACCTTCTTTACCATACCATTTTCCGTTACCAAATTTTAATGTATTCGCCATCTTATAATTCGTTTAAATTTAATTCTGTTACTAATTCAGTTAATGTCTCGTAGCTTGTTAAAACTTCTAGCTCTGCGTCTGTTAGTGCAGTATCGTAGTATGCAACTTCTTTTGTTTTTCCGTAAAATTCTGATGCTGTTGAAGAAAAATTTACTTGTGTTAAAACACCATTTGCAAATGTACTACCTACATTACTTGAACCTACTTCAAAACCATTTAAAAATAAACTAAAATCATTTTGCTTGTATTTTAAACTGATTCTGTTTGATAAAGTAGCATCAAAAGATGTGGCATTAAATATAAATTGTCGGCTTCCATTGTCAACAGTTCCATACAAAGAACCATCTCCATTAGCAATCTGCAACCTAACATATTGAGATGCATTTACTGAATTTGATACTTCAATTCTTCTTGTGCCGCCTCCAGCACCAACAAAAGCTGCTATATTAGCAAACAATACTCCCTCACTATCATTAAACACTTCACTATTACCACTTCCACTAGCAGTATCAGCTTGTCTTGTAGCTGTTGAGCCAGAGGTTGGGATGTACGAAGTAGGGTAGCTTCCTTCTTCTAATTGACCTCCATAAGCATAAATATAATTTCCATTTACGGATATTTGAGAACCTAAAGAATTTGTTAAATAAAGATAAAAGAAACCACTTCTATCAACATCGCCACTTATATCTTTTGTAATTGATAACCTATACCAATCATTGCCATAATCTTCAATTTTACCATTAGCTTCTGATGTTAAAGTATCTAAATCAAAACCACAATTAAAAGATTGAGTAAAGAAAGCTGACCTAATTGTAACGTACCTTGAATTACCTTTTTTAACAAAAATAGAATAAGCATACCCATCATTAAAAGATGCTTCTGATTGATTTCTTAAAGAACCATTACCAGTCATTTCTAACTTTGATGCGTTTAACGTTCCATCTGGAGAAATAACTTGATTTGCAGTAACAGTCAAATTTGATATAGTCCATCCACTTCCATTAAAGTCATTTGATGTAGATAATTTATTAGTCCTACTCGGCTCTAACAATAAAGCACCTTTAGCACTATCTGTATAATCTATTCTTGGTACATTATTACCAACTACTTCTATTAATCCTTGTTTGTTTACTCTTGTAGCAATACTATCTCTAGTAGTTGTAAAAGGTAGAGGTTTATAGTTGTTATTCTCGTCATTATAAGCTAACGTAGAGCCTTCTTTTGTCGCCCAAGTTCCGTTACCAAACTTTAGTTTCTGTGCCATATCTATTCTATTGTGTATAATTGTCCTTCTGCCATATCTGAAAAAGATGTCCAAGACGTTAGTGTTTCTAGTTCGCTATCTGTTAATGCTGAATTGTGGTATTGTATTTGTTTAGTGTTTCCGTAGAAGTCGTTTGAACCATCGCCTAAATCAAATGCTAATTCTGTTAACGTATTTGCAGTAAATATTGAACCCGATAAATCAGAACCAAGTTCAAACCCATTTATCCATAGTGAAAAATCATTCACTTTAAACTTTATAGCTATTTTATTAAATAATGTTGAATCTGTTAAAGTTGAAGAAAAAGCTGCTTGGTCAGTTCCCGAAACCTTAACCCCTGCTTCAATACCATTACTTGTACTGTAATATATGTAAATTCTATTACTAATAGTTCCATCTGATATAGATATTGCTCTTGGTGTATCACTATTTACCAAAGCACTTATCTCTGCCATCAAAACACCTTCTGAATCATTAAACGTAGCTGCATCTCCAGAGCCATCAGCAACTTCTGCTGAACGAGTTACTCCACTTCCATTTCCGTAATTAGGAATATAGCTTGTTACATAAGAACCTTGTTCTATTTGACATCCATAAATTAAGCAATTTGTAGCTTCCGAAGAAGTAAATGAAATAATACCATTTGTTGCACCTATTGGTAATGTTAAAGGGTTAATCTCTAATCTAACCCATTTATCAGTTAAAGTATAATGCGTATCAACAGTTGTAAAAGAACCACCCGATAATCTTTTTACTCTTATACTTATTTTTTTACCAATATTAGAACCCTCTCCTTTTAAAAAAACACTTGCAGAATAAGAATTATTTTGTGAAGCAGCAAATATATCAAACAAACCACTATCTAAATCTGATTGAAGTAAAAAATTAACTCTATCAGCATTTTGTGTACCATCGGGAGAAATTGCAACATTAGGGTTTATTCCATTAGCTCCAATACTTGTATCTATTCCTACTGCACTTTTAGACCAAGCAGCATTATCAAACTCTTCTGAATACTGTATTAACTGCAATCTCTGTGGTTCTAACAAATGACTTGGACATCCTACAACTTTACCATCAATCATTGGATAGTTTAGTCTTGATTGTCCGTTTGATACTGTTTCTATTAAACCTTGTGAGTTTATTCTTGTTGCTTTACCACTTCTGCTAAAGTCAAAATCTCCTACACCACTTGAAGGTAGTACAGAAAACAACTTGCTTCCTTGTGCAGCTGGTATTAATGCTAATTTTGGTTTTGCCATTGTTTAATTATTTAAGTCTTTTAATGCAGTTGTATGTATCCAATCTGCTAAACATTTTTTTGCTTCTATTTGGTCTAAATCACATCTTACTAATTGTACTGAAACGTTGTCTATTTCTAATATATCTCCAACGCTTGATGAACTTAACCATCTTAATTGCGATGATGAACTGCGGTATGTAAAATAAATAGTATAGCTGCCTACTCCATTCCAAGAACCTATAATATTTGAATTAGAATATTCTTTTATAGTACCACTAACTAACCCTCCAGTTGCACTAACAATATCAAAAGTTAATTTATATTCTTTACCTTGAGTAAAACTATTTACGCCAGATGTTTTTATACCCGCTTCAGTATTAGAATTTACTGTTACTTTTCCAGTATTATTGCTTACATCTAAAGTCGCATCATCTCCTGCCCAACCAGTATTTCCATTACTAAAATCTGCATTTACAACTATATTATCTTGCTCACTTGTAAGCAGTTTAAACTGACTACCAAAGAAATCAGGATTAGTACCAGCAGTTCTTGCAGTATCTAAAGCAACACCCCACCAGCTTGTATTATAAATTTCGTTTGCCATAATTATCTGTCTTTATTAATTAAGTACCATCTTTGTAATGTATAACCTATTGAAATACTCAAAAGTATTATTTTTAGTATAGCATCTATATTTGTAAAACTCAACATTAGACTACTCCCATTAATTGCATATAATTTTATATCTGCTAAATTCATTTTTTAGTCTTTTTTAATTTTTTAAGAAACTTTGATAAAAGCTCTATATTTTTGTTTTTCGGCTTGCTCTTTCTTATCATAACACCCAGCCACTAAAATTAGCATCTCTATCAGGGTACATATCGTCTTCTGAATTAGTATTGTATTCAGGATATTTGTTCTGATTGTAAACCATAAAATCAATAAATCGTCTAGTGTAAAACTCTGCAAAGCTGCGATGTCTGTCTATAAGATAATCTACCTCTTCTTTAGTCGCAGTTTCACTATTCTCAGAACTATGTTTAAAGACGCCTCCGTTAGCTATCTGATACGATGCGAATGGTATGTAATCTACCATAGCGAAATGAATCAACATAGGCTTAATGTACTCATCAACTAAGATCGTATAATCAGGATTGTCTGTAGAATTAAGAGTCCCAGCTATAATCAAGTCTGAAATCTTATTATACAAGTCGCTACCTAGGTAATTCTGTATGTGAATATCTTGAGCTAAACTGATAAATTGTATAAACTTATTTATGTCTACGTTTCCGTCTACGATAGTATTTCTTACCAGGTCTTTATTTGTAATAAATATTGCTTTAGCCATTATCTTGCGTCTTTAGGTATGTTAGGATTATTTGGAGAAAAGCCTTTATTCTTCATATTGTTTGGTGGCGTAGGTACTTCATACTCATTAGGCACCGGCTTAAAACCTTTGCTACGTGCTTGCTTAGTTGTAATCTCAGTTTGCTTTCCGTCTTTAAGCATATACGTTCTACGATACCAGGCGTGATGGCATCTTGGTCCTCCTTTATAAAGCCAAATATCATATTTATCTTTGCCACCCTCTCCGAAGCCAGGATTAACTGCTTTCTTACTCATCATCTGTATATCTTCCTTACGATATACCTTATTGGCTGCTTCCATCTTATCGCAAAAATCTCTACTTTTACCTGGGGATTTTATAGGATGAGCATATCTATATCTTACCTTGAATAAAACACCAGCTTGACTGTCTTGTTTACTCGTTCCGTCCTCACTTGATTTAGCCTTAGGCCTTGCAACACCGGTAGAAGCTAAACTAAGCATAGCGTCTAAAGAGTCTTCTGAATCATAGTCTACTTGACGTTCATCAACCAGGTCATATCCCTCAATATCGGCATCTTCTCCTAATTTTATCAACTCCTCAGCTACGCTCTCTTGGAGTTTTACATCTATCTGACAGCTATCATTAGAAAGGCTCATTTTAACTCCAGTTTCCTCTTCTCTGGTCTCAGAGTCTGTCACATTAGACAAGTCTTGGAACTCTAAAGGCTGCAAAGTTTTGAAATATAAGTTAAGAGTAATGTTATTAAAGGATAATATTTTGTCAAAAGCGTCTATTAACAACTCTTGAAATGGTCTGATAACCGTGTTATCCATCAACGTAGAAGCCGTTTGAAGCTCATCAGCGTTATTACCCAGGCCTGACTGGTCTTTTATACCTAGCAGCATTGGACTTACTACTCCGTGAGCTACCATAATCTTACGCATACTCTCATCTGAAAGGAACTGGTATTGATTATGTGCATCTGATAAAGGCACCGGCTCTATGGTTGCAGCCGTTTCTGCATTCTCATTAAAGGCCAGGATAAATCTACCAGCATTAGAACTGCCAGCAAATTTTTCTGTAATACGACTTTCAATTAAATCTCTTTCTTCTTCATTTGGAACTCCATTGTTGAAATTCAATATCATTGATGGATTAAGACCTTGCTGAATGTTGTTTATATGGTAATTAGATACCTCTTCTTCTAACTGAGCATATTGTAATCCACCCTGGTAGTCTACTGGACTGAAATAATAGAATCCAGCTACATAGGGTCTAACGTATAATATCTCAATAGGCTCTTTGCTTGTTCCAAAGGCCGGTATACGCTTAGGTATTTCGTTAGGTTTAAGGCTTGACCAGTCAGATGAATAGTAAAAACCCTCTATCTCTCCGTCTTCGTTGCACTTTTCCATAGCTAAAGTTTCGATAGGCATATGCTCTACTTGAGCGATTGTCTTTCTGTCTTTAGAATATATGACTTGTATTGCACATTGTCCCATTAGCTTTAAGTCATTGACCAGCTTACGCACACAATCTTTTCTAAATATGTTCATCATAGAAGCGTACTCAGACGGCTTACGTGAGCTATCTGTTGCATCTAATCCTTTTCCATAGATCAACTGAGAAAACCCCTTTATAACTGCGTTATTAGTAGGACTTCCGGTATATCTATCTATCAGGTATTGAAAGTAACTATTCTTTTCCCCATATGTTACCCACTCCTTATTCTTTTTAACTGAAATTTCAGGACTTGTGTATGTGCTGAGGTTTACTACTCTTATTTTACTCATATCTAATCTATTACTATGTAATCGTTATCTCCAGTACTATGTGTAACGTAAACATCTTTATTTATATTATAAACTTCATTTTCATCTTGGTCTATGGATTGATTAGAACATAAAATTGCATCTCTGTAAATGACTGCATTTTCATTATCATCGTCTAAAAGCCAAAAGTCATATTGATGTCCGTCTACTAAAAAACCGGCACTAGCTTCAAACTCAACTCTTAAAAAATTTTCATCAACTAATGTTGTAACACTTGAAATTGTATCAGTAATATTTGTAAGTCTGTCTCTTAATTTAAAAGTGACATTTGTTGCATACTTACGTGGAATAATTTTTATGATTGTTGTTCCGGTCGGTAATACTTTTTTCATATCCATATAACGCTCAAATTAAGTGTTTTTGCGATAAACTGAAAAAAAATAAAATGGACTCTCTAGGCCTCATCGCCAGTGGATTTTTTACTTTCTCAATTTTTATAACACCTATATTAGAAATGGTGGCAAAATTGCTTAAAAGTAGTTTAAAATGCTTCTCCAGGCGTGCTATGTTTTTTAAAAAATGACAAAAAAAAGAGGCTAAACTCGTGGTCTAACCTCTGATTATTAACATTAAAACTAAGTAAAATCTTATGCTTACGGATTGATTTGTGTGGCTGAAACTGTAACCCCAGCTGCTGCAAGATCACTTACTAAAAAATTAGCCGGCTTAGTTTCTTGTGCTGCTAAAGTAAGTGTATATCCACTTAAATCTCCCATTGCTGCTCCAGTAACTATTGTTCCTCCATTTACATCTGCTCCGTGGTCAAGACCCATAGTGAACAGATTTCCGTTGTTATCTTCTACTATAACGTGAGGTCTTGCAACTACTAAAAGTGCAATCTCATTGTGAGTAGCTTTGTCTAACTTCTTAAAAGTAAGATTCAGAGCTTGCTCATAGAAAGTAGTCCCATTTTCACGACTTGCCGTGATGGTTTGCTCAAAAGAGTTAGTACCCTTTAGCTCATACTTGTAAGCCGTGGGTGCTCCTCCAAAATCATCTATTGTGTCTGTATTGGTTGTATCGTAACCTACAACACCTAAGGTGCCATAGTCTATAAAGTAGACATTCTTTAGTCCACCTACGGAGTCTTTACAAGGCTCAATACGACCGGTATTTAAAGTACAACTCATATGTGTTTTTTTATATTGAGAGGCCTGAATTAACAAGCCTCCCTATGGATTATTAAATTTATTAGATAGTGTAATATACGATATCACTAGGGATTCCATACTGGATTCCGTAAGTAAAACGCATAATTACTCTAACATTTTGACTTCCGTCAAGCTCTGCCATATCTAAAACTCTTACCTCATTTTTGTCTGATAATAAACCAGTTCCAAAGAATAAGTTAGACTTTTCAGCAGCTACCATATCATTATTAGCTAGACCAGGTGCTCTGAATATTTTGATTCCGTCAAACAATAAAGATTGACCTAAATCTTGATTTGTACCAGCATCATTTACACCGGCAGCTCCTACACCAGCAGCAGCAAATCCACCTAATGCACGTACATATTGTCCAAAAATGTGGTTAGATACGTAAAGGTGTAAATCATCTTTGTACTTAACTGAACTAGGAATGTCATCTACTAGCTTACCTAATTCTTCAATTACGTTTGCAGATGTAATAGAAGTAGCACTTGAGCCAACTTTAGGTACATTCGTGTCTGCTGCGAATAAAGTAGTAAAACCTGATATTCCGTTTGCTGCTCCAGTTCCTTTCCATACTTGGTTTTCAATGTGCTCAGACACTTTCTCTCCAACGTGTGCGATTAAGAAATTAGAAAATTCAGGAGGTAAGTTATCATAAGCTGAAAAACCCATATCAACTGCTTCCCAGTCAGATCTAAAGTCTTGCTTACATAATTGTAAATTTACGTCAAACTCACTTGGTGCAAGAATACGCTCAGATAAAGTAATTACATCGTCAGTAGTAGTAAAGTCACAAGTCGCAGCTTTAACTATTGAGCCGGTATCTAACTTCTTGATTACCTCTTTGTATTTTACATTCGGTTTGATAGTGATACCACCTTTATCTAGGGTATCTCCTGATAACAATGCTGCTGCGATATACTTTCCAGCAAATTCGCCAGCATATGTTGTTGTGATTGGTGTGTTTAAACTATTTGCCATCTTTGATTAATTAAAAAAATTATTGATTTATTTTTGTTAAAATTCTATTTAAAATTGTGTTTTTTCCATTAGCTCCAAACTGAACTAAATCTCTTTTTTGATTAGCTGCTTCAGGATTATGACGTAAAGGCTTAACTGCTGCTTTAGATAACTCTTCTTTTAACTCAGCTGCCTCTTCTTCTTTATCCTCTCCACTCTTAACATATTGAGCTTTAACTTCGTCTATCATAGCTTTGATTTCTTCTACGGCCTTACCTAACTCTTCTTTAGTAGCGTAACCCATTTCTTCTTTCTCTTCTTGCTTTTCTTCTTCTGCAAAATGAGATTCTTTAACAGTACTTTCTACCACTTTCTTTGGCTCTCTTGATTCTGCTTCTGCCTCAACTTCTTCAGTTTCTTCATCAGCTACTTTCTCTGCAACCTTTTCTACGATATCAGATATGATACCCTCTTCAGCTATTGCTAAAGTCATTCCGTCTTCCATTTGGTATTCTCCTACCGGTAGAGCAACTTTCTCGTCTTCTGTAACGATGAATACTGGCTCTTCTGACTCGAACTTTTCAGCTTCGATTATCGTGCCGTTTTCCAACTTACGTTGTTCTAGAGCTACCTCAATACCTAAGGCTTGTTTTACTCTACTCAAAACTTCATTTGATTTATTCATATTGACTAATTTTGCTTAATAATTGTTTAACTTTACATATAACGATTAATTAAACCCTCTTTGCGTTTAAGAGCTACGATTAATGTTTCCTATTCCTTGATTTATAAAATATCCCTCGCAACAATCCCTAGAGTATGTATCTTTATCTTTACATAAACATCCTCTACGACCTCCGTTAGGAATAGCATATCCTATTGTATAGTTTTTGTCATCATTCATATTACTTTCTTTTTATCGGCACGCAGTTAGGTACCTTTTTTCCATTTTTCATTTTAAAGCCGATTGCCTCATAACCTTTCCAACACGCATCATCCATATCTAAGTCTAACTTACCTAGTTCTTTTAGCTTGCTTTCTGCCCAGCGTTTACCAGCCAGGCCACCCCATAGTAAATAAGAGATAGTACCACACGCTTTTGAATCGTTCTCGTCATAGTCTTCCTCAGCTCTACTCAGGTATGAGTACATACGCATAATAGTATCAGCTTCTAGGTTACCACCTTTCTCTAAAGTGGCTCCTCTTACCTTTCCGACTTGTGTTGCACACTTGTTATTTACCTTCTCGTTTAATTCTCTACCTCTTTTAGCGTTGTTCTTTACGCTCTGTGGATAGTCATTAAATGATTCTAAGTTCGTTCCCTCAGACCCTTTAAAATACGTCTTTAATTTTTCTACGATAGCATCAGCTTCTTCATCTTCTATACTAGATAATGATTCCGGTAGAGGCTCTTTAGGTCTTTCGGCCTTATCTGCAAAGTACCCCTCTATTGAGAAGCCTTTTACCTTACCAGTCTTTACATAGTCATTCCATATTTCATCGTTGTTTACCTTTACTGCACCCATCCAGGTACCGACCGGAACATCCATATCATACACATTAGACTTATCATTAGCCTTGTCTTCGACTATCCAGGATTCAACCAGGGTAAGACCTTGTATTTTCATTTCGTGCTCTAAAGTACTCTGAGATTGATTGCCAGCTTGTAGGTAAAGCTCTGAAGCTTTCTTCACAGTATCACGGCTAAAATATATGTAATACTCGTCTTCTCCATTTACTCTAAAAATTGGTTTATTAGGGATCAGTATTGGTCCCATAAGTATTTTCTTTTCTCCGTCAATCTTTTCAAACTTAACCTCTACTGATTTAGATTTAAGAGCCACAAAATTCTCTTCTATGGCTGGAGATTCTACTACCGATATAGCTTCTACTCCATCTTCTTGAAGCTCGTCAATAACTAATTCTATAATTTTCATATTTATATAACGATTTGAGTTTATAATGTTGCGTTTTCTACAATATTTCTTTCCATTGATTGAGCCGTAGTAACATCGTTAGACACTACAAACGCTTGTATAGGCTGCTGAGTTTGTCCACCAATAGCATCTGCTAATTGATTAGAGCCACTTGACCCAACAATATTAAAAGCTGGTGGTGTAGCAGCTACTGGAGATGGTGCTGACGGCACGCCTCCTCCTCCTCCTCCGGCTCCAAACTTAGATGTTGCTGCCTTTGTTTTAGACATAGCTGACCTTATACTAGCTATAATACCAACGGCCTGAGCTGCGAATACTGCAATAGGGATTAAGTTAAATGGTGGTGGAGCTGATGCTGCTGCTTTACCAGTTCCTTTAGCTATATCTGTACCACTTTCTGCTGCATTCATCGTAGCTTTACTTAAAGTAGATTTAGCATTCATAATTAACTCTTTTAGTGCGAGAGCTTGTTTTGCTATAAATAATGCTTTACCTACTCCACTTTCAGCACCGGCTGCCTGGATAACTGCATCAAGACCTTGTTGTACCAAAGCCTTTTTAGTTTCAGCTTCAAGCTTATCTAACTCTATTTTCTGATGACCAAATTCTTGCTGCTTAGTTGCTAATTCAGTTTCAGCATCAATACGAGCTTGAGTGCCTTTTTGTGTGTTATCAATATTAAATTGTAACCTTTCTAATTCTAATTCTTTCTCTAATTCAAACGCATCTCTTTTAGCTTGAACTTTTGCCAGCTCATTATTGCCTTGCTCTGCCATAAAATTAGCCTCATTAATAGCTAGCTCATTAAGGCTTTCTGCTTTAGTCTTGTCTAGGTCTATTAATTCTTTCTTTAATCCTATCTCATTAACCAGCTGCTCAGACTTAAAACCAGCAACCTTAGCGTCTATTGCTAATAGCTCAGTATTTAATTGATAAAGCTCATTTGTACGCTCTACTGATTCTCCCTTTAAATCAATCTCTGTTTGTATGGCGTTAATACGCTGCTGGATAGTATTCTTTTCTGCCTCAGTTTGGTCTTCTAAGACCTTTCCTAACTCTTCGTTAGCCTTTATTCTGTCTGCAATAGAAAGTGTTTCATCGTCTCTTATTTGACGTTGCTGCTCAGCTTGTAAATCATACTTTTCAACCAGGCGTTGTTGCTGCAAAGCCAGTAGCTCAAAATTCTTTTTAGATTCAACCAGGCGTTTAGCTTGTGCTGATGCTGACTTTACGTCTATAGTTTCTACTGCGACTGCAACACCCTCTGCTATTCCTTGTGCTAGAGTACCTACTTCTCCTACTGCCTCAACAAAATTATCTCCTATCTGCTTACCAGCATCTTTTATCCTTTCGCCAGTTTCAAGTAACTTACCTTGTGTTTCTGTAATAGCTAAATTTAGTCTTTTAATTTCTTCAGGATCACCGTCACCGAAAAATGATTCTTCCCAGGCTAATTGTGCCTTTTGAACACCCAGCACTATACCCTGAATGGCTGCTACAACTACATTAACTGCAATACTCAAAGCTCCTCCTAGTACTTTACCTAACGCATCAAAGCCTCCGGTAGCTTCAGATACTCTTTCTATAATTGGTTTAAATACATCTACAATCTGATTCAAAACGATACTCAAAGTCTCAGAAACCTGAGCTAAAGCATCAGTCATAATCTGATTCTCTTTAAACTTTTCAACCAGGTCGCCAGCTAGCTTGATAAGAATACCAAATCCAAGGCCTTTAAACACCAGGCCTAAACCTTTAAAACCTTTACCTAGACTACCTACTGCTCCCTTTACTTTTTTAAGTACTCCTACTTGTTTCTTTCCAGCCTTAGCATTATCTTGTAAAGCCTTGGTAAGTTCTTTTTGTTGCTCAGCATTTTCATCGCCCAGTTTTTCAACGGCCTTAGTTAGCTCAGAAATCTTCTTTACTGCGTCTTTTACGTCAGCTTGTATCTTAATCGTTTCTTGTACCATTCTTTATATTTTTTAACTGCCAGCTAAACTCTTTCCAGTTTGTAGGTAGCTTATTTTTTCCTTTAGCAATCTCAACGTATTTGCCCTCGTTTACATACTGGAGCATATCTAATATTTGTTTTATCATAATTTTAAGGTATAGGTCCGCTCAAAGTAGTTACTACTAATGCACCTGATGGTGCTGATTCATTTAATAAAATATCAAATGCAACTACTGTAATTGAATATGATGTTGCTGGACTTAAACCAGTTATATCATCTGAATAAGTTGTTTGTAAAGGCTGAGCCAAAGACCCACCAACTGCTACACCATTTGCATAAACAACATAATAAGACATTGTAATATTATCTGGAGATGTACTCGGATTCCAAGTAACAGTAAATGATGTACTTGTTATATTAGACGCAACTAATCCGGTAACTTGTGTTGGATTATTACCACTAGATGTTAATATCGAGGTAACGTCATTGAGTAATTCAAATTCAGATTTTCCAGTCTTCAAGTTAGTTGTTAATGAATTTATCTTATAAGCATTATTATTAAATTTTACTAAATCATTTAGCTTCAAATTATAGTAAAGACCGAATGGTAAATAAGCACTTACTTTTGTGATTCTTCTCCTGGCATTAAAAACATCTTGAATATAAGTCTTGTAATTAGTTTCAAATAAACTATCTGTAAAAGCAAGTGGGTCTACTACCGGCTCGTTTGCTTGATACTCGTTTATCTCATTACCAAAATGTATATTAGATTTACTTGCAGTTGATGTTAAAGCTAAGGCATTAGATGGAATATAGTATTCGTTAATATCTTCAACATTACTTGTTTCTGTATCTCTTATTCTTATACTTGTTTCGTTTGATAGTCTTATAGGGTAAAATAATAATGGAGATCCGTAATAAGGCTCTTGATTATCGTCTACAAAATAACCCCATTGAACATCCGTAGAGGCTCCTCCTTGTACGTCATAAAGCCTTTCATATTGCATATGCTCAAAAGGTAATTCTAAGTCGTAAGATTTAGTAGGAGCATCAAATATATCTGAGTTTAAACTATAAGATAAAGACCCCCACCTCTTATTATTTAATTGCTGAAATTGTTTAGCTAAAAAGGTGCCTAATCCTTTGTATGTGAAATCAACTTTCTTAAAAGGTAGTGCTATATCAACGCTTGATTTTTCTGTATCTATGTAGTTGCTTATATCAACCGGTACTGAAGAGCCGGATGCATAATAACTATCTAAAGTTTTTACGACAATAACGCCATCATTATCTACATAGGCCGTTAAATTGAACATCTTAAAAAGACCAGTTAAGAACTCTATAATAGTCATTTTAGGCATCTGCTCTTGTATATTAAATTCAGTAAATGCAGTTGTAGTAAATGGAAATGTATTTGAATAAACCATTTGACCATTCTGTCCAAAGCCTAAACCTCCTTGTGTCCAAGATACCGTCCACTGAATACTACCAGCTGCAAACGTCATATTTGTTGCTGATGCAATCTGTATTGTGTATGTACTATTATTGAAAGGTACTATTATTAATTGCTTAGCTCCAGTACCAGTAGTTTCTCCTACTATTGTTGATCCATCTCTGATAACTCTAATTGTATATGCATCTGTTGTATTTGGAGGTGTTACATTTAGATTTAAAAAAGATATGCTATAAGGAGATTGAGCAGTTAATGCTAAAACACCATTTAAAACATTTGATGTTGATGGTTGACAATTCGTAGTTGGCACACAAACAGTTGTTCCTAATTCTGTTACTTGTGTAAAGTTTTGTAATACTTGTGCTGGTGCATCAACGTGTCCTTTCTTTCTATGTAACCATAAAAACAAATTATCAAATTCGTC